CTTGGGTTTGGCAGCCTCAACGTCAGCGGCGGCAGCGGCGGCAGCAATTTCAGCTTCTGTCTTTGGCTCTCCGTCACCAGCACCTTCTTCGCCCTCTTTAGGAGCTTCGCCACCCTTCGGTTCCTCTTCCACATGCTCCAGCGTATCCCCAAGACCATCAGTTTGGTCGGCAGGAGAATCATCCACAACTGGATCCTCCGTAATAGCAGGTTCAACATGTGATGCTCCTGGCGATGCGGCATCAATCGCCGCCGAAACGGCGTCAAATACTGTGGGCTCTGGCATGTGGCTCTCCGATTAGTGTTGTGTCAATTGTACACCGGGCGCGGGCATCGGGGTAGGGGGAACCGGCCCCGCGGGACTTCCCCCAGGGGCCGGCGTGCCGGGCGGCCCGCCAGGGGCAGCCGGGTTGTTCGGGGGCGGCGTCTGCGCGTCGAGCGCCAACGTGGGCTGGAGCAGGGTCGCGGCAGCTTGGGGCGAGATTTCGCCTTTGAGCTGGACCTTGACATCCACTGGCGGCGCGTGCGGCGCCATCCCCGAACCCGGACTTCCGGGTGGAGGCTCTTGCGGAATGAAACGCGTAACGTCCGTATCGTCTCCCAAGCGCAGCATAGTTTCCTTAACCAGTTCTTCAAGGCAGACGGCGAGCGGTACGTTGCCCATCGCTCGAGCCTGCACGATCTGTCCGATGATCTTCTCTATCAGCGGAAGAACTTGCGCCCACGTCGCCTGATCGCCCTGACGAGACGGCTTTCCGGTGCTCCCCGCCTTGATCGTCACGTCAACGAGCGTGAAAAGATCGTTGATATCCATGCCGTTGGGCCAGAACGCCGTAGCGCCGGCCATGCGCTGCACGGCCTTGGTCGGCAGCGCCTGAAGCGCCTGCTCGGCGGTGTACTGCGCGAGATCGGTCAGCATCCAATCCATATTATCGCGGTAGGAAGTAGTTCGGGCGCTCGTTCCACTCTGCTGCACGCTCACTTCCGTCGCAGTCGGCGGTGTCCCAGGAGCCCCACCGCTTTGTAGGGCCTCTTGAACGCCAGAAACCCTCTCCATGTCGGAGTTGATCGGCTGCACGTCGTAGAGTCTCGGGTCCACCGCTGAAACTGGTTTCGCCGCGAACAAATTCGCGAGCGGCGTCGCCGGATCGCTCGGCCGAATCGGTATCAGCTCCTGGTGCTTCGCATCTACCAGTTTCTTCGCTTCCGTGTCGTCCAGCCCGGTAGCGTTGAACATTGTGGCGGGTATCGCACGCTCGCGCGTAAGTCGAAAATTGCTCCGTGTGCACGAGTATTCGTCCTGCAACTTGAACAATCGCCATGATAGGGACTGCGCGTGTCTCGAGCCGTCCGTCTCGAAGAACGCTGTATAGAAATAAGGGTAGTAGCGGCTGGTTGGATAGGGCGGCGCAAAAGGTTCCTTCGGCCATACTTTCACCCCTTCCATCAGCGTGCGAATCTGTTTGTCGCGGCGATCCCAAATCTCGATTACGCGGTACAGCGCATTCTCTTCCGAGTCAGAGCTGTTGGTCGAGTATTGCTCCGCGTCCGCGGCTGTCAACTGGCGATCGCTGTCGTCTGCGCTCGCCGCCGCGTCCTTCGGTCGCGACTGATAGTAGTGCTTGGCCGATTTCAGATCCTCAAGCTCGAGGCGTGGGAACCGCGCAAGCGCGTCTTCCTTCTCAACGTAGATTTCGTTGCCGATCCAATTGGCATCTAGATAGTCTTCGATCGAATCAACGTCGGTCGAGACCTGAATCTGTTCGGCGCGCACGAAGTCGATGGCGAACATGCGCTTGATGGTCATTTCAACCTTGTCCTCGAGTTCCTCCATCAGCGCCGACTTCTCGGCCTTCTCCGCGGCAAGTTCGTCCTCGCTTCGACCGTCCGGGTCCTCGAGAAGTTTCTCGCACGCCTCAAGGTGCGCCATCGTCTCGCGCGTATCGTTGAGCGCGGTCTCGAGTTCCGAGTTCGGCTCTTTGTCGGCGATCATCGTGCACTTAAGCCACCCTTCAGCGACGCTGAGAATGCTGCGCACATTTTTCTTAGCCTTGCGCTTGAGCTTGCCGTCCTTCCATAGCCGGGATATCACTATTTCGAGCGTGCGCGCGAGTTTCTCCATCGGCATGGTGCCGACGTTATCGACCTGCGGGCTCTTGCGCACCGACACGTCGGGGTCACGCGCGTAAACCAGCGAGGTAAGAATATCAATTAGCGCCCCAATGACGTTCGTCGTGACGGCCCATGTGGGGTCGGATTTGCCCTGCGCGTAGCGCCGGTCAATCGCGATTTGACGCCTAAAAGGTTCATCGAATTTCCTGGCGCGGTCGTAAGTGCGAAACCACTTTTTTACTAGAACCTCTTCCTTTTCATCCCCGGCCTTGTCGCGCTTTTCCGACTTCTCGGCGGCCTTGGTGTCTGTAGTGGCCTCGCTATCGTTGGCCTCAGACGTGTCTACCCCTTCCTGCTCGGAATCCTGGGCCGGCTCCGTCTGTTCGGGATCGAACGCCATACGTTACAGGAGGTGCGGCAGGAGCTGGCCCACGATCAGGCCTATGCCGGCAGCGGCAATCACTACGAGCCCCACCTTCCCCCAATTGGCTTTCACGAACGCGAGATCGCTGTCAACGACGGCAATCTTGCCGGTGACTGTGGCCTCGAGTTGAGCGAGGCGGCTTTCGACCGTTGTGAGCACGGGCGCGAGCGCGGGAATCGCAGCTTTCGCCTTGGCGATGGCTGCAGCAAGGTCCGCTTCGATGGTGTCGATGACGCTTGAAACTGTGGTTGTCATGGTTTGATACCTTTGGATAGTGGCGAAATCCCCGAATCTGTTGACGACGGCAGGAGCTGTTTGGCCTGCGTCGCCGCTCGGGGACGGGAGTAATTGCTGACGAAGTTCGCTGGCCGCCCCGGCTGTGAAGGCGAACGGGGCGCTGGCTGCGGTGAAGGCGCTGGTAGGGCCGCCTGCTGCAGCTTCGATAAGCCAGCCGGCGCGCTGCTCGCTTGGCGCGGCAGCGCCATCGGAGGGTTTGGAGGCTTCACCGCGGGCGGCTCTGTAGTGCTTGACGGCAACAGAATCGGCTCTGGGACTGGCGCGGACTCAGCGGCCGGAATTGGTGCCACCTGCTGAGCGGGTGGCGCGCTGCCGGCTGGCGCTGAATGCTGCGCAATCCACGGTTCGGTCTTCGCCTGCTCGGCAGCGGTGATGCCGGAAAAATTGCGGTAGCTCATGATTTGAACCCTTCGCGTATGCGCGCGTAAGCGCGTTCGATGTAGGTCAATAACTTACGCACCCCATCTGGCGCGTCGCCCACTAATCCTAACGCAAGGTTACAGGAAAAGCAAAGATGCCCACGGTGCATGCCGGTAAGGTGGGTCGCGTTCGTTTTGCGCTTAGCGTAGCGCGCACGCTCCTGTTCTGGCGTTCTCGTTGGGGCTTTTTTCATTTAGGAAGTATACCTTATTTTCCCCTTCTTTTCACCCGACCATTCCACCCACTCGGCGCTGAAAGGAACGAGCACGTGGCGCTTTTCCGGTATGTGGATATACGGCTCCTGCATCTTATCCACTAGTCGGCCGATTAAACCGCAACAATCGGCCGCATCGTCAAAACGGCCGCCAGGGAAGCGCATAAGCTGATCGATGACGCGCTCTGCCCAAGGCCGGTTGCGCGGAAAGTGTACGCCGCCTGCGCCGACGCGGGCGTGGAACGCCTCGAGCTTTAGCCCCTTGTCGAGTATTGACGGCATCGGCTCAAGTACGACATAGCGCTTCGCCTCTCGCATCGCGCGCCGAATATATGGCCCCAAGGCTTTGTCAATCAAGCCCGCCTCATGCGCCCACCGGCTCGGCTTCCAAAGGCCGACCTTCGCGATGAATGCGGCTACGGTTTTATCCGTCTCCGCCTGGGCCCAGTACCAATCGAGCGCCCACAGCTCGCCGCGGGGGCACATGCCCCACACTCCGTGCTCTGTAAAGTCGGGTTCCTTCTTCCCCTGTTCAATTTCTGTAACAGCATAGTCGCTAGCCCCGTAAATCCGTAACTCCTTCGGCCGCGCGCCGATCTCGCCGGGTGGCAGATCGGCGTTATACATGGTTTTTTCCAGCGCGTCCCTTTGAAATATAATACCCGTGCCCGGCGCCGGGCGCTGCTGGTAGAGGGCGGACCACGTGCGCTTGGCGCGCGGGTTGTCGCGGAAGGCTTTCCAGTGCTCCGGGGGAAAATACTCGGGCCAGATGAATTCGCCCATCCTGCGGCCGAGCACGTCGTCGCTGCGCTCGCACTCGGCTTGCAGACACAGCACGTCCCACACTTGGTTGTCGCGGCATTTAATCATGCCCGACTCGCCGTTGTAATCCGCGGGCAGGATCGAGCCCGCCAGGTCGATTTCCGACCACCGGGTCTGGATCAGGAGCACCCACATTTTCGGCTTGGCGCGGGTGAGAACGGTGTCGATGAATTCGCTCGCCACCTTGTCGCAGACCGTCGCAGAGTCCGCCTGCTCGCGGTTCGCCGTGGGGTCATCTATCACCGCGCCATCGAAACGGTTGCCCGTGATACCCGCCAAGAGTCCTGCAGCGAGCAGGCCAGAGCCGGTAGAGAGTGACCAGTCATCAATGGCGCGTTGATCGTCGTTGAGCGTCGGGCGTTCTTCCCAAAGCGCTGAGTAATCCGGGTCGCGGCATATCGAGCGTACTCTGCGACTCTGCTTGGCCGCAATCCCAGTCGCGTACGAGCCCAGGAGGATTTGCGAACCCGGAAATTTCCCCATATACCATGACGAACCCAGGACTGAGGCGTAGGTGCTCTTCGCGGTCCCTGGCGGTGCGAATATCATGCCTCTGCCGCGCGGCGTCAGCATAGTGCGTTGAATGTGATTCATCATCAGCGCGTGGTGCAGCGCTATCTGGCTCTCGACTGGTTTGAACTGCCACGGGATACCCTCCAGGTTGTTTATCAGTCTGCCCGTCAGCGGGTCCTCTTCGTCGTGCAGCTCCGCGAGATTTGGAATTCCGGGAATGATGATCGACTGCGAGAATTCTACCAGGCTCGCGCGAGCGCGCGTGCGGCGGTGAACCTCCTGCGCGATCGTGAGCTTGTCGCTCATTGCAGAAGGGGATCGATCGGCGGAACGGTTATCACGATCGGATTGCCCCACTTGTCGAAAAGGACCTGCGCGCCGTCCTGAGCGATTGCGGAGAGCGTCGGGTCGTCCCACCCAATGCGCGGGCCGTTGAATTCCACAATATCCGGCCCCGGTGGCGGCAGCTCGGGCAGCGGATCCTCGCCGGCCTCGAGTTCCTCCATCAATTGCGCGTCGGTCATCGCGGAGAGCGTCGCCTGATTCTTCCGATTGCCCGGAACAACTATCACAGCGCTCAGGGGCTTGCCGTGCGCGCGGTCGAGCATCGTCTTCGCGGCCTCGAGCGCGACGCGTGGGTCCATCGAATCGATCAGCGTGGCGATCTTGTCGATCGCGCGGCCGGTGTGCGCCCTGGCGAGGGCCGAGGCATCGTGGAGCAGGAGTATGCGGGACATCAGAGCGCGTCCCACAGCTCGCGGGCGTTGTACCAGATCGTCGCGAACACGATGTACACGAGCGCGGGCAGGAACAACAGAATTTTTCGGGGTGACGGCATTACGCGCTCTCCACGCATTGTGTTGATTTGGAGCACTGTGCACAATACTAACCCCCCTACGGCCTAAACACAAAATATACCCCCCGCGGTCTAAAAATAGGCCCCCCGGCCCGTTTTTATACGCGATTCGCGAACAGCGTATATCGGAGAGGGGGGCCTTCTGCATTATGTGCGGTTTTCCCCGAAAAAATTGCCACCAGCGCTTGTGCCTAACCGCGAGCTTCTCCTATACCACGGTTAAAAGTACTTTTTTGCCCCTCCCTCCCCTCTCCCTATTGACGCATAGTGCAAGCGGCTCGGGTCTCGGCTGCTAAGTGCTTGATGTTACACGCGATTCGCAATGAGCGATGTGAGGAGTACGGGCGTTACTCGGGGTAGGTTTATGCGAGGAGCGATGCGGGTAGTGCGTAAGTCCTTGATTACCATAGGGGAATAGGGGTAATTCCCCACATACTCACTTATAATGAGATAATTGCTATATGCGGGAGACTGTATATATTATAAATACGTAAATACGTAAATACGTAAATACGTAAATGACACGATCCTAGGGGGTTTGAAAATACGTGATTTCAGCTGAGTAACCGAGTGATTCGCTTGACGCACATTAAATACTAATATATCGTATTAATGTATTTACACTCAAATTTAGAGGTGAGCTATGAGCAGACCGTTAAAGAATACTGATCAAATTCAACATGCTGTGGGCGTCTACGCTGCGAACAAAGGCGAGTCTAAGCGGGATTTCTGCGAGCGTATCGGCATATCCGTATCCCTTTACTCAAAGATTTGCACCTATAAAAGCGAATCGTATATTAAAGGGTATGCGTTAGGCGAAGCGCAGAGAGAAGCGCAAGACGCACGGGACGAGGAGGAGGGACGCATCGATAGGCTCAAATGGCTGAATGATCGCGATGCGCAAAGGGCGCGGTGCAATGGCGACATCGACCCCCTACTGAGGTAGCCCATTGCTCATCGTTATTGTTAACTACTCACATAAAACGAACAATAATGCAAAACAAACGCAGCTGCAATGTCGGCCTTGGTCATCTAGGCGATTCAATCGCCAGCTTGCAATCCGCGATTGCTTATCTAATTCGTAACGAATCTTCTTGAAGCGTGACGCAATTCCTGAAACCCGGGAAACTTCCGCGTAGATTGGGAACCTAAGATTGCAGAGCACCGCAAAGGACATCAAGCAAATGACCACGAAAGGCAAATCAGATTGGGCAGGCGCCACAGTGTGCGCGGTGTTGGTCATCGGTGGCGTGGCAATGCTCGCCGATCTCGGCGGCGATTACGTAAAGCAATACACGGACGGCGCACCAGCACGCGCGGCAGCGGCGTATGGCGCAGCGCTGAACGCTGCAGAGCAGAGTTGCAGCAAGCTTTATCTAGACATGGACCCAAGCATAGCGTTTGAAGCTTTCCGCAACACGCAGTGCGTTCGCTACTTCGTGGGCATCAAATGAGCATCCGCACCTGCAATCTTTTGCACTGGGAACTGATAGGCAGAATTTCACCCAAGGACCACGCAGAATTGCTGGCTGACTTGCGCGCCCTACACTTAACCGTCATTGAGGCATTGATCATATGATCACTTGGGTTTTGATCCTCCACGTTATCGTAGGTGTACCGGGACAAATTCAAGCGTATTTCGTTACGCAGACTGAGTGCGTAACCGAAGCGACGCGCATCAATGACAGTTTATGGGAACACCCCGCAACGTCACGGTACTGGGCTAGTTGCGAATCTGCATTCATCAAATGATGACGCCAGCACTAGACGCGCTAAAATCGCAGATACTGCGACTAGAGGCACAGCGCGCGGTCGAAGCATGCCCGACAGTACGCAAGTCGATTGCGCATCATATCCACACTCTGCAAGTGTGGGCACTCGAAATTCTACAGCAACAGGATTAAACGAAATGAACGAACCCACATTTGAAAACTGGTCGGCGCTTGAAAGCAAGTCGCTAGATGATCGGCGCATTGAGCGCGAGCGTATCGCGATGCGCGAGGCTCAAATCGAGGTGTGCGAGTGGTACGAATCAGACTTCGAACACGTCACGGTGCAATCATGAGGTACATTGCCCACATGATTGCGGACGGCAAAACGTACGAATGCACGCTGTATGGCGCATCGCTGGTCGACGCTGAATTGCAAGCGCATAGAGAAGCGCCGCGCAATGCTTCGAGCATCACCGTTGAAGCGGATCCGGGCGACGCTGCATCGGTTGCATCTGTCGTGGACGCGTTCAATGCGGCGCTTAACAAGCCTCGCGCTGAATTCATCAAGGCGCCCAAGCCTATAGACTTGGGTGCCGCAGTGACTGCCGCGCTTGCTGCTAAGGACGTAATCATTGCGCAGCTTATGGCCGAGCGCGACGCGCTGCGCGTGCAGGCCCGTAAATGAAAACTAAGTTGGTCGCAGATAGCTATGCAGATTATCAAGCGCGCGATTGTGGCGTGGTGCCACCGAAGAGCGCGCCCGTGCTGGACGTGGTGGAGCTTGATGCAGACTTGGCAGCCGCGATTGCATCAACGCCCGAAGTGCGCGAAGCGCAGACCGCGCGCGAGCGCGAGGCTTTTGCCGATGCTTTTCTGTGGGCACAAATCGCGCAGAAGGTTTGCATATGAGCGCGCTTGCTTGGGTCATATCCGTAATAGGCTTGCACGGGATAGACGTGCTATTCCTTGGCGGATTTGCCGGTCTCATTGTGTACGCAATATGGAGTATATTTTCATGAGCATATTTCGTAAATGGCCGAAGGGCGCACTGCTCGCGGGATACTTTCGCCATGATGACAAGTCCGTCTCGGTCAAGCTGCGCAATGTTATGGATTTGCGAGACCCAGCGCAGAAAGGGCCGGCGCCCTGCCGTATGATTCCCGTGTTAAAGCGCCAGTCAAGGACCACGAAATGAAAACCGCCGAGATCAATCGAATTGTAGCGCGCGCCTACGCTGCGCTTGACCCTTTGAACAATATCTCAATGTCGCCGTACCGGGACATATGCTACACAATAGCGCGCAAAGAAGAATTGCAGCACAGACGCGGCAAACCTTCATTCGTTGAAATAGCGCGCGGCGCTACGGTCAACGCGGCTGCGCGCTTGTTCGTGGTCAAGCGCATCGCCGAGGCATTCAGCGGCCCGGTGGACCAGCGGACTATCAGGGACGTGTTGTACTACCAGCCGAGCGCGCTGTATGCCGCGTCAATCGCGGAAAACTACCGCGTTGAGATCGGCCGCGCTTGGCACGATGAAAACGTGTTTGTGCTGGCGGACCTGGACTACTGCGCATTTTTAAACTCTGAGGTTACCTAATGAACTATTCAAGCTCTCGAAATTTTAAGCGCAATGCGCTGGCCCTAGCGCGTGAGGCAATGGCACATTACCGGGCGAGCGGCGCTTGCGCTTGGAAAAGCGTAGCGCGTGCGAACGTTGCAGCGGCTCGACGTTACAACTGGCGCATAGTCGAGCGCAAACGGCAATCGCGCGAGTGGCTAGCATGATCGGCGCAATTTTGTTTTGCGTGCTGGTATGGGCGCTTAGGCATCACGGCGTATGACCACTAACGCACAGCGCGCTAGGCGTGCCCGAAAATGATCTATTGCACTACGCGGCGGATCCGTCTATGGTACCGCATCTAGTCCCGGCCGCGCGTCGCCTAGACGCGCAATTGAACGGAGGCGGCATATGATAGATTTCAATAACGCGGCATTTATCAGCGGTTGCACGGCAAACCGCACGGCCGATGAAAACCGGGCGCGCCACGCATGCCTCGGCGCTGATCTCGTGCACTATGGCATTGAGGCAATAGACGCCAATGGTGTATACAAAAACGTGCCCGAACGGTCATATATGGTCAAGGCGACGCGGTTTGAGGATCAAATAAACCTCAAGCAATTGGCGCGTCGGTATGAGCAAGAATCGATTCTGTGGGTATGGTTCGGCCACGCGGAATTGTGGATTGCGGCAAGCGGACTGTATGAGCCGATCGGCACCATTGCTGAAACGCCCGACGCGGCCGGCGATCGCACTGTACTTGCAGACGGGCGCGTGCTGAGTATTATCTGATGTACCGCGTAACACTGGACCTAGTGGACGGGCGCCGTTACGTGCGCCTAATTTATGCCGCGAATAGCGGTGATGCGTGCGAGGCAGCGATGCGCGGGCGCTGCTATATTCGCGACGTCGCGCTCGTGACTGTAGACGCGGTTACAATTCAAATTGGCGATATTGCAAAGAGGTATTACCTATGAAAAATTCTACCCTTGGAGGCGTGCGCGAGCTGTCGTACGATGCGAAGTACGCGCGGCCGAATGGTCAGACCGAAGCGCAGATTAAGCGCGAGGCTGCGAAGCCTGATAGGCACGTCGCACGGCCAGATCGTTTCTACTTGCTGCGCTTTCTCGGTCTGAGCGCATGACCGGTAACGTGATACACCTCGATTCGCTCGTGCGCTGGCATTGCGCACTAGCGAATCGCGCCACGCTGCGCGGGCACATGGCCGAGGCCATCCGCGAGCTTGACCGTGCGCGCTCACTGTGGCGACTGCAAATGGAGCGCGAGGGCCGGGCTAAGATGCGCGAGGTTCTTGCCAATGCGCTTTGACCCTGCTATACATGCCTGCGATGACTGCGGCACAGAATGGGCCACACCCGAGGGTGCAGCCGCGTGTTGCACGGACACGGAACCTTTCGAGTGGAATTATGACACCGACACGGACGGAGAATCGAATGATAACTAAAATACGGGACGTTGCGCTTGATGCGCAAATACGCTCCGCGTTCCTGGACTACTTCCGCGACTGGGCAGGGCGCGAGCTATCGGCTCGACACGCGGCCGAGTCTACGGGCGCATCGCTGGTCTACGTGCGCGACTTAGTGGCGCGCGAACGCCTGGACATATACGCATAATGCGCACCCTACATGACGCGGACCGCGCTGTGATTCTGGACATGGACACAGACCACGACAGGCGAATCGCGTGCACGTGTCGCGAGCGCATGCGCAAGAAACTAGCGAAGCGCCCCAGGAATACGAACGAGCGCCCGATATTCGACGGCGCAGTGGGCCTCGGCGATGGCAACTATTGGACGCGCCCGCTAGGCAGCAACAACGATGGTTGTTGAAAAGCGCAAGTGCGGATGCCGCAACGACGGGCGCCAGTGGGTGCAACTATGCCCAGTGCATTTTGAAGAGTACCGGCTCGAGCACGAGCGCGCGCTGCGCGAGCATGCGGAGCCTGACATCGATTCCATACTGAGATGATTAGCAAAGAAGCAAAAGCCGCGTACGATTTCGTGTATCACCGCAGGCCCGAGCAGCGCGTGGCGCAAGCCGCGCGACGCGCGACGCCAGCGGCCAAAGCGTACGCGGCTGCGTACAACGCTGCGCATGGCGCTTCGTATCACGTTACACCCGAGCAAAAAGCCGCGGCCTCAGCAGCCGCAGTCGCCTACGGCAAAAGGCACCCCAGCAAGGTGAACGCACGCAACGCAAAACGCCACGCGGCCAAGCTGCAGCGCACACCAGCATGGGCCGACCACGAAGCAATCGCGACGTGGTACACACTGGCCGCGTGGTTCACAAAGCAAGACGGGCAGCCGTATCACGTTGACCATGTAATACCG